TTGGACCTAAAGATATGGTTTGAGAGCTCAGTGCTTCCGCGATTACTCGCCCCGCGACCGATCACCCCTAACATCGCCTTAGACCACGAGACCTGTAAACCAGGTATGGTGTTCAAAAGAACGCCTAATACACTGGACCGAGGTACTCAGTCACGATCCGAAATGACACATAGTAACTTCCCTTCATCCTCCTGTCGAAAACCATACTGGTTTCAGCTGGGGCTTAAAGAAAGCTATTAGTGGTATCATACATCTCATGACCTTGCAGATCAATCCATAGGAACCCGTTTAAGACGAGATCTCCGACCGGCAGATATCCAAGACAGGACGTCTACCGCGGTTGAAAATCTTGGCTCTGGGACTCCTGCATCCAGAAGTTTGGCCATCGCCCTGTCAGGTAACTGCAGGAGTGATTTCAGTGTCCCATTCTCCAAACTAGCCTTTTCTAGCTCTTCGAATGAGACTTCATCGATCATTTGCAGACCTACCCTATCCAACCGGCGGCGGGACTTCATAAACTCATCTTCAAGATGGTCATGAATATCCCACCACAGGTTGTCGAAACACTCATGAACCGAACAGATCTCTTTTGGAGACCCGAGCGGCGCATTTGTGAATCCAGCGGCGATCATAGCACAAATTCTATCGGTTAGCCCTGCGAGATGACCAGCGGTCACAGTACTAGACTCGAAATATAAATTTCAAGTCCGTCTGATACCATCCAACTTGTGAGCCTTTAAATAAGGCCACATTTGACGTCAAATAGCATCAAGCTGTTTACTCTGATCAACTCCCAAATCCTTACCCTTTAGAGCTTGGTCGATAAGATTCAGGATGTAATCCCGTCTCAAATCTTCTTCCACTTGAAGGTAAGGCTTAGCCCATCCCCTTGTTCGACTAATCACCGAACGAAGGAATGAACTAAGGTCCACATATCGCGATCCCGCAAACATCGACCAAACAGCCACCAAGGACAGATTAAAATCCCCTTGACTGTAACGGCGATGTCTCAGGACATTCTTTAATCAGTTCCCCGGTCGTCCTATACCCTTTCTCAATAAGGAGAAAGCGATATTCGCACGTCCTATGAAGGAGTTCTGACTAATGAACATTCTTCATGATACTGCTGATACATTATGCCCGCAATGACCCGTCACCTTCGCAAATTCGAAAGTTTCGTTTTTCGCGATAACGGACTTCTTCTCGTTGATCTCCATGCCTATCTCCCTCATAAAGGAAAGATAAGCAACCGAAACCTTCGAGTCGAATATCACGATATCATCACCTAGTAGCTCATAACCGTCCCACCATTGCCCCCGCGGTAAAACGAGGGTTCTGGCAGCACAGTATTGAACTATCATGTGATGAGTCAATGCTAACATATTGAAAGAACTAAGGGCCCCCATCGGTTGTCCGACGGAGTACCGGTAGTTCTCTTCTTTATAGCAGTAATCCCGACCGACCAACAGTTCCTCCCAAGCCTCCCCAAAAACCTTGCTATTATATAGCACGGAAAGAAGAGAAGCCTGAATAGAAACTGGAAGCCGATCAGTTGCAGCAGAAAGATCAAATCCATAAGACAATCCTGTAGACTTAGCCTTGACGAAGCATCTTTTAACTGCTCCCTCTTGGTCAAAAGTCCCGTCGTTAGGTAACGACTTAAGGATTGCAGAAACCGAATCATGCACCGGCTTCAGTACGGACTGAGTCCATACGTCCACCATAGCAAAAATCCGTATCTTTCCCGCTGCTTCCTCC